AATTATATATAACTAGGTAAAATTTTAAAAAATTAAGGAGTAAACATGAGCAACAACGCCAAGCCGATTGCTTTACAATCAGAGTTAGATAAAACTGTAAGTTCTTTTGAAAATCTTTTGACTCCAATTGAGGAAGCACCAGAGGAAGTTCAAGCAGAACAAGCAGAAACATCTCCAGAAGATGTCGTTGAAACAGAAATGGAAGCGGAAGCAGAAGTTGAGGCAGAAGCAGAAGTTGAAGTCGAAGATGATTTCGAGGAAGGAGAAGAAGAAGTAGAACAGTCTTTAGAAGAACAAACAGAAGTAGAGGAAGAACTACAACCTACTGCCTACACCGTAAAGATTGATGGTGTTGAGCAAGAGGTCACGTTAGATGAACTCCGAAACGGATATTCTCGTCAGCAAGACTATACTCGCAAAACTCAAGAACTGGCACAACAACGTAAAAGTTTTGAAGATCAGCAATCAGAGTTAGCGAAAAAAGATGCTATTTACGCTCAGTTGTTGCCTCAGTTAGAGGCAAGTTTAAATGGTGAATTGGATAACGAACCAGATTGGTCAGCACTATACGAATCTGATCCTATTGGATATGTTCGTGAAAAAGACGTTTGGGAAGAAAAACGTAAAAAGTTAGATGCTGCTAAAGCTGAAAATAAAAGATTGCAAGAAGAAGCAATGCAAAAACAGCAAAAGCAAATTCAAGATTTTGTCGATTATGGACAAAAGCAACTTAAAGAAAGGATTCCCGAATGGTCTGATGCAGAGAAATCCCAAAAGGATAAACTTGCAATCACAAACTATGCAGTTAACGAACTTGGGTTTACTCAAGATGAAGTTAATCAGGTGATAGATTATAGAGTGCTACTTGGCTTACGAGATGGGATGCTATACCGCAAACAAGTGGCAGCAACCAAGAAGAAGCCAACCCAAAAAGCAGCCTCAAGAGTTGCAAGACCTGGAACAGCCAATAAACCTAAAACAGCAACGCCAGTGAAAAAAGCAAAAATGAGATTAGCTAAATCTGGCAAAGTGCAAGATGCAGCTAAAGTTTTTGAACAATTAATTTAAAGGTATAAAAAAATGGCTAAAGTAACAAACGCCTTTGACACATATACTGCGACTGCTGACAGAGAATCATTGTCTGATACTATCTACAATATCTCTCCAATGAGTACGCCTTTTATGAGTTCCATAGGCAAAACAAATGTAAAAAACGTCCAATTTGATTGGCAAACAGAAGCCCTACCTACTGCATCTGGTACAGGTCAGTTGGAAGGTTTCGAGCTATCAAGAGCAGCTTCTACTGCTACAGTTAGAGAAAGTAACGTATGTCAAATCTCAAGCAGAGATGCAACTGTAACTGGTACGCAAAATGCTTCCGATGCTGCGGGTAAGCGCACAGAAATGGCGCATCAACTAGCTATTATGGCTAAAAGTTTGAAGCGTGATATGGAAACGGCCTTATGCTCTAAAGTAGCAAAAAATGCTGGTAACGCGACTACTGCTCGTCAAACTGGTGGTTTTGAAACTTGGACAGAAACTAACGTATCGCGTGGTACTAACGGAGCTGGTGCTGGAAACGGTGCTGCACCTACTGATGGTACACAACGTGCGTTTACTGAAACTATCCTAAAAGCAGTACAACAACTTTGCTTTGCAAACGGTGGTGAGCCTTCAATGTTGATTTGTGGCCCACACGTTAAAAGTGTTGTTTCTGGGTTTACTGGTCGTTCATCTGCAAGACAAATGATTGATGCTAATACTGTAGAAGCATCAGTTGCTATCTATGCTGGTGACTTTGGTGAATTGCAAGTAGTTCCTTCTAACTTTAGTAGATCAAGATCAGCGTTATTTGTTGACCCTGATTTCGCTAAAGTTTCTTTCTTGAGAGATTTTGAAACTATTGACATCTCCACTATTGGTGATGCAATGACAAAAATGATTGTTGTTGAATATGGTTTAGAAGTGTCAAATGAGAAAGCACACGGAATCGCTGCTGACTTATCAACATCGTAAGTTAAATGAGAGGGGCAGAAATGCCCCTCATCCTTATTGGAATAATCATGGCAAGAAGAACATTAATAGACTCTAAATCAGGATTTATGAGTGAGTTTGCTACAGAAGATGAAAAGAACATTTATCACAGTTCTCAAAATGTTCAGCCTATTTTGGATAATGTAAAGAATTTATCTTACGGTACGCAAGGTAAAGAATTAAAGCACGTTGCAGAAGTACCTATGGTAATATATCAAAAGGCAATAAGAGAAGGTTGGGCTAATGACAGGAAGCAATGGAAGAAATGGCTCAACGATCCAGATAATAAATTATTTAGAATATGGCAAGGTAGAGTATGAATTATGAAGAATTAAAAACTCAAATAGCGGGTTATTTGAATAGAAGTGATTTAACATCACAAATTGATATATTTATTGACACTACCGAAGCAGAATTAAACAGAAAGGTTAGAGATAAAGATATGATTAAAAGAGCAACTGCCACAGCAGATGCTCAATATTTAACTCTACCTGACGATTGGTTGGAAGTAATTAATGTAGAAATTACATCAAATGATTTTTCTCCATTAATGCAACAATCAATAGAATCATTAGATGTATTTAGAAGGGCAAATGACAATACTTCTGGACAGCCAAAGTATTTCGCTATTGTAGATGGCACATTAGAACTTGCCCCTACCCCTGACACATCATATACATTACAATTAACTTATTATGGTAAAATCACCGCGTTAAGCGACTCGAACACCAGTAATTTTGTTTTAACAAATCACCCAGATGTTTATTTATACGGTGCGTTAAAACAAGCCTCTATTTATCTTATGGAAGATGATAGAGTTCAGATGTTTACTGCGCAATTTGAATTAGCTTTAGAAGAAATGCGTATGCAACAAGAAAGAGCTGCGTTTGGAAAAGGTTCTTTGATACCAAGAAAAAGAACTTATGGTCAACGCAAGAAAACAACATATTTTATGAGAAATTAGGAGTAAATAGAGAATGGCTGGATTTACAGATTATTTAGAAGATAAAGTATTAGATCATGTATTTGGTGGTAGTGCTTACACAGCACCAGGAACTTTATACGTTGGTTTATTTACAGCAGCACCTTCTGATACTGGTGGTGGTACTGAATGCTCTGGTGGTTCATACGCAAGAAAAAGTATGGCTGCTATGACTGTATCAGGTACTTCACCAACCACAGCAACCAATGGATCAGCAGTCGAGTTTGCTACGGCTACTGGCACTTGGGGAACAGTAACCCATGTAGGTATTTTTGATGCCTCGTCAAGCGGTAACTTAATGGCTTGGGCAGCATTATCTGCTTCCAAAGCAGTAGCAAGTGGTGATGTATTTAGATTCGATGCTGGTGACTTAGACGTTACATTGGCGTAATACATGGCCTCAGTAGGCTATGGTTACGGTGGTTATGGGAAGTCTTTCTATGGGCAACCTGTATTTGAACTTGGCGAAGCGACTCTAGCGCAAACGTCAGCGTTGACTGCATCTGCGTCTATGACGTTTGCAGTATCCGCAACATCAGCACAAACATCAGGTGTAACAGCAAGTGGGCGTTTAGTTAAACTAGCCACAAGCACGATTGCACAAACATCCGCTGTAACCGCAACAGCCGAAGTAGTAAAACTGGGTTCTGCTACTATGGCACAGACCTCTGGGTTTGCTGCTACTGGCAGACAAATAGATCGTGGTGAAGCTACGATTGCTCAAACTTCTGGATTATCAGCTACCGCAGAAGTAGTTAAACTTGGTACAGCAACCATAGCACAAACATCTGCGGTGAGTGCAACAGCAGTTATTGTTCTGAGTGCATCAGCAACTAGCGCACAAACTAGCGCAGTAAGTGCATCAGGAACATTAGTTAAATTAGGTGTAGCAACCTCGGCAGAAACATCAGGATTTAGTGCTACCGCAGAATTGGTAGTATCGGGTGAGGCTACTATAACGCAGACAAGTGGAGTTACTGCGCTTGGTAGTATAAAATATTCTGGTGTAGCGACTATCGCACAAACATCTAGTCTTTCCGTCATTGGTGGCTTAAAATGGGAAGATGATACTGTAACGACAACCACATATACGGATCAAACAGTAACAAAAACAACTTGGACAGACCAAACTGATCCGTCAACGTCTTGGTCAGAAGCAGCTTAACATAGGATAGGAAACATGGCAGATACAACAACTACGAATTTAAGTTTAACAAAACCCGAAGTAGGGGCGAGTACAGATACTTGGGGTACAAAAATAAATACTGATTTAGATACTGTTGATGCAATATTTAGTTCATCAGGTACAGCCGTTAGTATGGGTGCAGTTACATTTACCGAAATCAAAAGCTCAACCGCTGGAACATCAAACTTTATAGCGGGTGTCAACGCGGGTAACTCAATCGCATCAGGCGGTAATTACAATGTCTGCGTAGGTGATGAAGCGGGTACTGCGATTACGACTGGTGATAACAATGTTGCTATTGGATACCAGGCTTTAGATGCAAACACCACAGCAGCCA